CCACGTCACAAAACAAGACAGGGAACACAACAAAACGAGACGCACACCACACAATTTATGTGATGGGGGCCACTCCCCCTCCCCCATCCGGCCGCGAACACCCCGAAGGTCTGCCCATCCCTCCCTGCTTGTGGAAAACCCTGTGGATAACTCCAGTAACCCAGATCACAATGTGACCGTCGTCATGTGGAAAACTCCCAAACCTGTGGAAAACCCTGTGGAAAACTTCCTTCAGACGTGAAGGGTATCACAGCATATAATAGAGGGTATGACAACCCACACAAACACCACAATCACCATATACGAACCCAACAGCCCCACACCCATCACAGACGCCACAAACACAAACAACCCCACCCTCATCCGCCAAGCACTCGCACACAAAATCGCCACCGTCATAGACGACCCAAGAACAGGCGACACAGCACTCACAAAACTCACCGCACAACTCATACAAATCACAGACCAACTCGCCACCACACAAAACGAAAACACACAAACACACCCCACCGACATTCCAAACGAAACACAAACCTGGGACGGCATCTAAAAATGAGCGAAAAACACCTATCCGAAATCGCCGCCCACCTCACCCTCCCAGAAAACATCACACACACAGCCTGGCCGCCCGTCAAACGCCGCCTCCAAGAAATGCAATACCCCCTCGACATCTGGCAACAAGACTGGCTCAAAGCAATCCTCGCCAAACGCGACGACGGCCACTACGCCGCCAGCATCGACGGAATCCAAGCATCCATCCCACGACAAGTCGGCAAAACATACACAATCGGCGGCCTCACATTCGCACTCGCCACCCTCCACCCCAACTACTTCGTACTCTGGACCGCACACCGCACGCGCACCGCAGACGAAACATTCAACGACATGAAAGGAATGGCACAAATCCCCGACATCGCCCCATACGTGAACAAAATACGGCAAGCAAACGGGCAACAAGCCATCCTCTTCAACAACGGATCACGCATTCTCTTCGGAGCCCGCGAAGGAGGATTCGGACGAGGATTCCACGGCGTAGACATGATCCTCTTCGACGAAGCCCAAATCCTCGGCGCAGCCGCACTAGACGACATGATCCCCGCCACAAACACCGCACCCGACCCGCTCATCATCAAAATCGGAACACCACCAAAACCAAAAGACCCATCCGAAGCATTCAGCGAATTCCGCAACCTCGCCCTACAAGGCGAAATAAAAGACGGCCTCTATTTAGAGTTGGCCGCCGACTACGACGCTAACAGCGACGACAGAAAACAATGGGAAAAAGCCAACCCATCATACCCTCGCCGCACACCCGAATCCGCCATTCTAAGAATGCGACGGCAGCTCGGAGAAGAATCATTCCGACGTGAAGGCCTCGGAATATGGGACCGTGCCAACGACAGGCTCGCAATCGACCCAGTCGCCTGGAACACCGCCACAATACGGCCAGAAAACACTCCACAAGACATGCGATGGTGCGCCGCAATCAGATTCGCACCCGACGGATCAACCTGCGCCCTAGCCAGAGCAGGACACAAAGCCAACACGCCCACACACGTCGAACTCTGCACACACCAAGGCGTCCGCCGCATGAACGAAGGAACACAATGGATAATCGACTACATCGCGGACACAAAAGACAGATGGGCGCAAATCATCGTAGACGGAAAATACGGTGCCGGAGACACAATCGAAAGACTCCGTTCGATCGGAGTACGTCCCCAAGTCATTATTACTCCTACAATCACGCAAATCATAGACGCCTACAGCATGCTAGACGCGTCACTACGCGAAAACACAATCACGCACCTAGACGACATGCAACTGAGGACCGAGGCCGCATCCGCGACGCCACGCCCAATCGGAACATCCGGAGGCTGGGCCCTACAAGCGCCTCCCGGGGCGACAGTAGCCGGCCTGGAAGCTTGCACTCTCGCAATGTGGGGCGCCCGCACAACAAAAAGAAGACCACGCTATAAGCCTTATGATAAAATCAAAAACGCCAATAGTAATAATGATCGTGGCGGCGGAGTGTTATTCCTATGACTGAAATTTATCCTGACGATGGGCGGCTCGTTAATGCTACGCCGGCACCCACCCGCATTTCCGGACTCCCCGACGAGGATAAGGCAACATTCCTGCAACTGTGGCAGAAATGGCAGCAGCACTCAAACAAGAACAAGCTGCTCTCCGTCTACTATGACGGCCACCGCGCTTTCCAGGATTTGGGTATCAGTATTCCGCCGCAAATGACGCGCACCAAAGCCGCGCTCGGTTGGCCTCAGAAAGTCGTCACCATGCTCGCTCGCCGGCACGTGTTCGAAGGCTACTCCCTGAACGGCGCCCCCGACGCCTTCGAAGCAAACGAAATACTGTCCGCGAACAATTACGATCTTGATCTCGCCCAGGCGATCACGTCTGCTTACAAGCATTCTTTTTCGCTGCTCACAGTGACGCGGGGGGACGAAACCATTGGCGAGCCGCCTGTCGTGGTGCAGGCCCGTGACGCAGAATGGTCCGCCGCGCTCTGGGACACGCGCCGCCGCATAATCGAAGCCGCCCTCACAATCGATCAGACCGACAAATACGGGCAGCCGACAGGCGCCATCATGCACACCCCCACCGCCATTTGGCGAATCGACGCCCGCGAAAACGGCGGTGGGTGGAAGGCCGAAAAACTCGGGGACACCCCCAACCGCATTTTCGTTGAAGCACTCTGCTACGACCCGCAACTGAATCGGCCTTTGGGGCACTCACGAATCACCCGTGAAGTAAGATACCTCACGGATGCGGCGGTGAGGACAATGGTCCGCGCAGAAACGTCCGCCGAATTCTTCTCCTCACCCCAGCGCTACGTGCTCGGCGCAGAAAGAGCAGATTTCGCCGGCCAAGACAGGTGGTCCGCAATCATGGCCCGCGTCCAAGTCTTGGAACCGAACGAGAACGGCGACATTCCTAGCGTTGGGCAATTCTCACAAATGACCATGAGCCCGCACTTGGAAATGTACCGTCAGCTGGCACAGAATTTGTGCGCAGCCACAAACCTTCCTCAATCCGCTATCGGAATTTTCGCGGATAACCCATCCTCGGCTGAGGCGATGCAGGCGTCCGAGGCGGCGCTCGCGGACGAGGCCGAGTATCAGTGGCGCATTTTCACCGCCCCATTGCGGCGCACGCTGCAGAACATTATTATGGTCAGGGACAAGCTCGACGAGCCTCCCGCCGAGTCGTGGAAGACCTCCGTGAAGTGGACCCCCGCCCGCTATTCCTCGCCGTCGTCTGCCGCCGATTTCGCGGTCAAAATGGTGTCCGCGTTCCCGTCGTTGCAGGAGTCGCAGACTCTCATGCGGCGTGCCGGGCTCACCGAGGACGATCTCGCAGACATTAACGCTGAGAATCGTAAAAAGAATGCGGTTTCGTTGCTCGACCGCGCTCTCGCCGCCACGAATAACGGGAACGTTGTGGGCGAGAATGGCGAGAATGCTGAGAATGGTGGTGTAGCCAACAATAATGGTGACGATAACGCCGACGGTGCCCCCAACAATAACGGCAGCAACGGTAGCAACGGTAGCAACAATAACCTGAACGCTAATAACGCGCCCAATACAAGAAACCAGGTTAAGCGCAATATCAAACTGCCTGGCGGCACCAAAACACCAATAAACTAACACCATCATGCTGTCAACCGCAGAAATCGGGGCATACGGGCGAGCAATAGACTCACTCACCACACTCGCCCAAAACGATCTACACACGCTCTGGGCGCACGCCGCTAAACAACGCCCCGAGCAAGCGCGCGACCTTCTACTCGAAATCATGCCCGCCCTCGTCGATCAATACGGCAGCGCGGCCGCCGCAATCGCCGACGAATGGTACCGCGACATGCGCCTAGACCAAGACATCCCCGGCGACGCACCCACAGTACAAACAACGCTCACACCACAAGGCGAAATAGACGACAGTGTCAGATTCAGCGCGGGAGCACTATACGCCGGAAACCCCGACATCGCCCTATCCTATTTGACCGGGTCGCTCATCCGATACGTCAGCGACGGTGCCCGCTCGCAAATCGCAGACATGACATGGGCCGACCCGGAAGCCATGGGCTGGGAAAGGCGAACACGCAACCCGCAAGCATGCAACTTCTGCGTCATGCTCACAATGAACGAATGCTACTACCGATCACAGGGGACAGCGTCATTCGGGGCGCACGACAATTGCAAATGCGTTGCTGTCCCCGCCTGGGACCCGACCTCACGGGAAGTCCCAGCAAAAGCATACGCACTCGCAGCCAGACACAAAACTGAAAAAGGCCGCAAACGCCACCGTGAACTCGTCTCCTCGTGGATAGACACACACCAAGAGGAGCTCGCACAATGGCGCACCCGGCCAATCGAATGATTGTGCTACAATGCATAAACAAGGGCCACTGAAGAACGGCTGCAAAGCCCAAAATATAGTTGCCTGAAACATTACAATAACCGCACGGTCAAAATATAGGAAACGCCCAATGAGCGATAACGCCGCAAGCGACACGCCAGCCGACAGCAGCGCCACTAACGACGGCAACACCCCCACGAACGGGGACAATGCCGCTAGTAAGCCTGAAATCGACTGGAAGAGCGAGTCCCGAAAGTGGGAGAATCGCGCCAAAGAGAATAGGCGCGCCGCCAACGAACGAGACGAACTCGCCAAGGCCATCGGCGACAAAGACGCCACAATCGAAGCCCTAAAGGCCAAAGTGGCAGACTTTGAAACCGCCGCCAAAGTCCGCGAATGGTCCGCCACCGCGGCCGCAGAACACGGTATCAGCGCCGATTTGATCCGAGGAACTACCGAGGACGAAATCAACGCGCATGCTGCCGCAATCGCCAAAGCACTGCACGACGCTAAACCGTCCGTTGCCCCCGTGGTACCACAGGCCGGAGCCACGCCTGACAATGACGGCGGCAATCTTGCAGAATTCGCTCGGAACGTTTTCACCAGCGACTAAAACACGCTAGCCGCTATTCTAAAAAGTAAAACACTAGAAAGAAACGGAAACCAGCTAAAATGGCCGTGTTTGATTCAGGCAAGGCGAAGGTCCTCATGCCTCGGCAGATCGCCGACGGGATCATCACTCGCACCCAGACTCTCTCCACCGTCGCTAAGCTCAACGGCGGAATCCCCATGACTTTCGGCGACGTGGACATTATCACTTTCGATAATTTCCCTCGCGCCGAGTTCGTTGACGAGGGCGCCGAAAAGGCTCCCACCTACGGCGAATTCGGCTATGTGACCGCTAAGCCGCACAAGGCTCAGGTCACGATGCGTTTCAACGAGGAGGTCCAGTGGGCCGACGAGGACTATCAGCTTGACGTCCTCAACCAGCTCGCACAGAAGGGCAGCGAGGCACTTTCCCGCGCCCTCGACCTCGGCCTTTACCACCGTGTTAACCCGCTGACCGGTGCTGTTATTGACGCGTGGACCAACTACCTTACCTCCACCACCAAGAATGTCGAGATCGGCACTACGGAGATGGACCAGGCGATTCGTCAGGCCGCTGGGCTGCTCATTAACGACAATGCCGCGCCGATTACGCCGACTGGTCTTGCGCTTGCCCCGTCCGCGGTTTGGGCGCTCGGTAGTCTCCAGACCAAGAATGCTGACGGGTCGCCGTCGGGCACGCCGCGTTACCCGCAGATCGGCCTCGGCGTCGACATTGATAACTTCATGGGTCTCCCGGCTGCGGCTGGAAACACGGTCGCCGGCAAGCCCGAGGCGACCGCCGCCACCAATGTCGAGGGCATTGTCGGCGATTTCGTCGACGGCATTCGGTGGGGAATTCAGCGGTCTCTGCCGCTTGAGATCATTCGTTTCGGCGACCCGGACGGTCAGGGTGATCTGAAGCGTAGGAACCAGATTGCTCTGCGTCTTGAGATTCTGTACGCCTGGTATGTTTTCCCGGACAAGTTCGCGACGATTAAGACCAAGGCTGGCGCCTGATAAAATCGCCGTAAAGAAAAAATAACACAACTCATCCAAAACAAAATTTTTCCCAGGGGCGATTTCGGAAATGCGATCCTACAGGCACCGAGACCACGACATTGTGGTCCATCTCGCAGATGACCACAATGTGGCGCTCGGAGACGAATACACCGAAATTACCCCCGGGAATGATGACGCCGGCGAGGCAGGCGAGCCCGCCTCCTTTTCCTCCTCTCGTGCTGCCTCGCCGGCACCTGCCCCTCGTCGGGGACGAGGCCGCCCCAGAAAGACGGTCAAATGATTCCTGAGGATATTATCCCGTTCGCCACGGTCGAAGATTTGGAAGCTCGGTGGCGGGCACTCTCGGACAATGAACGCATTCGAGCCGACGTACTCCTCGCCGACGCGACCGACCTCATCGTGTCGAAATGCCCCCGCTGGGAATCCGCCACGCCTCGCACGCGAAAGCGTGTAGCATGCGCTGTGGTGCGTCGCGCAATGCAGGGCGGGGACGCTATCGGAGGCGTCACAGACAGTGGCGGCGGAATCTACTCCGAACCCCACGGGATTATCGCGTCAGAATCACACACAACAGGGCCGTTCAGCGATCAGTTCACGTATCAGAATCCCGAGGGCGGCCTCTACCTGAAACGCGAGGAAAAGGACGCCCTAGGAGGCTCCGGCGGAGCATTCGAGGTAGACCTCCTGCAGGATTATGATGTACGATCCGTCACGGATCAGCTGATCGAGGACATTAACGCGATCAGCGGGCAGGAATCGTAATGCTGTCCGGGTATGTGCCTGTTGTGCGGCGTAGGCGAGGGCCCGCGTCGAAAGACCAGTACGGTAATCCCGTGCCGGGGGAGTGGGAGAACGTTTCTTTGCCGCCGGCGGTGTTTGCGCCGGCCACGTCCACTGAGCCGATCAGTGCTGGGGCAATGCCCGTCACCGTCCCCGCCGCACTTTACTGGCGGAATACCACAATCGACGTGACCGCCGAAGATCATCTTATTGTAGACGGCATAGAATACCGCGTTGAGGGCCGCCCTTCCCCCTACCCTAAAGGGATGGTTGTGCAGATTCGCGCCAACGAAGACAAGGTGAGCGAATAATGCCGAAAGTAAAATTCCAGCTCAACCGTGACGGCGTCGCCGATCTTCTGCGCGGCCCCGACGTAGCCCGGACCGTAGCATTAGAGACCGGGCGTGTAGCCAACGCTGCCGGGCGAGGATTCGATGGTGAGACGACGCGTGGAAATCGAACCCGCGGATACGTCAGGGCACGCACCATTGCCGCAATGCGCAGACAGATGAGGGAACACACGTTGGAGCGTGCAATCGGCCTCACAATGGGTGGCGGGAAATGAGCCCAACATACGATCGCGCCCCCGTGGTGCCGGACATAAAGAAGCGGCTCATGGATTTTCTGTCCGCGCACATGAGTGTGCCGGTCGTGGCCCGTCGTCCCGAAAGTCCGGATCGTCCCGTCTCGTTCATTCGAGTCCTCTCCACTGGCGGCACGGGGGTTACGCAGAAAGCGCTTTGCACCGCTCTGGAGACGATCGACGCCTATGCACAGTCGTCGGGTGAGGCGATGAAGATTGCGTGCGAGGCCGTGAATGTGGCGCACACTATGTCGAACTATCGGGATGGTATAGTGATGGTACAATCATCCTATCCGATAGAAATGCCCGATCCGGACACGTCTCAGGCGAGGGCGACTGCAACATTAACAATTACAGCACACAGGTGAACAAATAATGGCTGTTAACGCTGACAATGCACTCATTTTCTCGTCCGACAATGACGCGCTCTGGCTGGGCGACTACGTCGAAAAGTTTGGCGAGAAGGTCACGTCACTCACCCAGGACCTCTCCGGTGTGACCGGTCTCACCAACGTTGGGTGGATTAGCGAGGACGGATTCAAGCTCACCTCCGACGACTCCGTCACCAAGATTAAGGGGCACCAGGGTCACGGTGTCGTCAAGACGTTCCTCGACTCGTCGGAGACGACTTTCAGTGCCACCCTCCTGGAGACCATGCTCGCTCCGCTCTCCTGGTATCTTGACGCCACCAGTGAGAAGGTCGAGGACGGTGGTGCTACCAAGGGTGTGAAGATCACCGCCAAGTCGTCTCGCAAGGTCAAGCTCCTCTGCGGTGTCGCCGATTTCTTCGACGTTTCCGGCGTGGGTGCGCAGATTCGTATTGTTTTCCCGCGTCTGGAGCTCGGTGAGCGCGGTGAGATTACTTTCCAGCAGGCCGAGATCACCGGGTACGAGTACAACCTTTCTGTGCTTGGTGACTACATTATCTACTCGGACCACAAGGCGCTCTTCCCGGCCTGACAATGATTCTTCCCCGCTATTTCGTGTTTCGGATGGGTTGTCGCGGAATAGCGGGGAAGATCCAAAACAAACACAACCCACCCACTTTATGAAACAATTTTGAGGACAACCCATTATGTCTGACAAGACCACGAAGAGCAAGGCTAAGGCCACTGGAGCTAAGGCGCCGGCTGACAGGTTGGCTAAGACTGAGGCTACGCGCGACCCGATTCACGTGGACTACGAGGGAATCGAGTTTGATATTCCTCCGGAGGCGTTGGAGGACTTCCGCGCATTCGAGGCTCTCGACGCCGGCAATCCATTCCCGCTTTTCCGCCTTATCGTAGGCGGCCACAAGGATGAGGTCTACGCCGCGTTGGAGGACGAGAACGGTCGCGTCCCGATCGACGCGGTGACCGACTTTATGCAGTCAATCGTGTCCGAGGTGGGCGCGGGAAACTAACGATTCTCCCACCACTACTCCACGAGTATGGGTGGGAGATAGAAGCCGACCTGCAACGATACTACAACATAGATCTGCTCGATCTATATCGAGGCAGAATAACCCCCAGGCGGGTAATGGCACTCATCGGCGGCCTCCCGCCAGGATCAACATTCGATAGGGCGCGAGGCGGAGACAGATACTGGTCCGACGAAGTAACTGCCACAATAATGTCAGCACACAATATCCAGACCACATTGCTCGCCGTCAACGGCGTCAAGAAAGACAAATGGCCTGAAACGCCAAAGCCACCGGCCGAAGGATACCGGGAAACTGGTAACCCCAGAGTGTCAAGCAAGCACGCTAAGGCGCAAAAAGCTAAGGGTGAGAAATGGCTTGCCCGATACGGCCGTTGACCCCGCGTTTTTAATCGGATAGTGTAAAATGGTTCACGCCAAGACAAACACGAAAAACGGTTGCTTGGCGTGAACCATTTTCGCTACACATGATTTCGGAGAGGTATCAATGGCCGGATATGATCTCGGGACCGCATGGATTCAGATCAGCCCGTCCGTGCGAGGCCTCGCCCGAAGTATCAATAGCGAAATCGGTAACGTCGACACCGGGCCGGCCGAGAGAAAGATCACATCCGGACTGGGTGGTGCGTTCAAATCGGTGGCGAAAGTTGCCGGCGCTGCACTTGGAGGACTCGCAATCGGCGGCATCGCCGTCGCGTTCGGCGGCGTCGCAAAAGAGGCGTTCAACGCTGCCGACGCCACAATCAAATTCAAACAAACGCTCGCATTCGCCGGTAAAAGTGCGGACGAAATCAACGCGCTCACAAAAAGCACACGCTCCTACGCGGACCGCACAATTTACGAGCTCGACGACATTCAATCAATCACCGCGCAGCTCGCATCCAACGGCGTAAAAGGCTACGATAAGCTCGCCGAGGCAGCCGGTAACCTGAACGCCGTTGCGGGCGGAAACGCGCAAACATTCAAAACTGTCGGCCTCGTCATGACGCAGACCGCGGGCGCCGGAAAACTCACTACCGAGAACTGGAACCAGCTTTCCGACGCAATTCCAGGCGCGTCCGGTAAATTGCAGGAAGCCATGAAAAAGAATGGCGCCTACACCGGCAATTTCCGGGAAGCCATGGAGAAAGGAGAAATCACCGCCGAGGAATTCAACCAAGCAATCCTCGACCTCGGTATGGAGGACGTGGCCATTGAGGCCGCTACATCCACCAAAACCCTGGAAGGCGCCTGGGGGAATTTCAAAGCGACCCTTGTGACCGGGGCGCAGGAAATCGCCGAAAAAGCACTCCCATGGATTACCGCGTCCCTTGACGCCATGAGCAAAGGGTTCGAAAAAGTATTCAACTGGGTCAGCAATTCCTTTATCCCCAGCATTACGAATGCTTTCAACGTTATCCGCAAGGGTGACTTCACGGGCCCGATCTTCTCCTTCGAGGAAGACTCGAGCTTCGTCGATTTCCTTTTCCGCATGCGCGACGCCGCCGCCGCCGCGGGGGAATGGATCAACAAGACACTCGTCCCGTCGTTGAAGAATCTTAAAGATTTGCTCATGTCCGGCGATTTCACGGGCACGATTTTCGGATTCGACAAAGACTCCGGAATCATCTCCTACATCACCAACGTGCGCAACAGTTTCGTCGAGCTCGGCAAATTCATTGTCGGAACACTTGTCCCCGGCATCGCTACCGCTCTAAGCACCATCGCGAACAGCAGCCTCGTCCAATTCATGGAGAATCTTACCGTCGCTATTCTCAACAGCAAGGTGGCGGTTTACAGTATTGCGGCCGCGTTTACGGCATGGAAAGCCGTCATGGTCATGTCCTCAATGCAGCAATGGCTGAACGACATGGAAGGAGTAGCCGGCGTTGCAGGGCGTGTAACCACGGCCATTAACGCAATGACCGTGGCGAAAGTCAGGGACGTTGTTGAGACCGCGCAGCTCAACCTCATGTACGCCGGCGAATTCTTGTCAAATATCGCGCGCGCAACGACACAGATCACAATGCAGGCGGTCGCTTGGGGCAGGGCCACGGCAATGATGGTCCTCCACAAAACCGCAACAATCGCCTCGACCGCAGCCCAGTGGGCATTCAACGCCGCAATGGACGCCAACCCAATCGGCCTTGTTGTGATCGCTATCGCAGCATTGGTCGCGGCAATCATTGTGGCATGGCAGAACTCTGAAACATTCCGCAACGTCGTCATTTCATGTTGGGAAGCAATCAAAACGGCCGCCGGCGCCGTGGCCGATTGGTTCGCCGCTAACGTATGGCCACTAATGCAGGTTGCATGGGACGGAATTGTGGCAGGCGCCCAGTGGATGTGGGGCGTCATGGTATCCGTCTGGCAAGGAATGCAGCCCGTCATCCAAGCGGTAATTGATTGGATTGTCGGCACAGCATGGCCCGCACTCCAGGCAGCATGGGACGGGATCGTTGCTGGTGTCCAATGGGTATGGAACGGCATCGTCGGCGCATGGCAAGGAATACAGCCCGTTATTCAAGCTGTCGTTGATTGGATCGTAAATACCGCATGGCCCAACCTTCAGGCCGCCTGGGACGGCATTTCCGCGGGAGCAATGATCGTCTGGAACGGAATGGTCGCAGCCTGGCAAGGTATCAGCGACATAATCCGGCCCGTCGTCGACTGGATTGTCAACGTTGCCGCCCTGTATCTCACCACGGCATGGGATGCTATCAGTTGGGGCGTGAGCGCGCTCTGGTCTACGATTCAGTGGGCGTGGGACGCTATTTGGGCGGCAATCATGCCCGTCGCCACACAAATCTACAACGACATCTGGCCCATGGTAGTCGGCGCCTTTAACGCCATTAAAGACACAGCCTCCATGATGTGGGCCGATATCCAGATCGCTTGGACCGCCATTCAGACCGCTATTCAGCCCGTTGCGGATTGGATTTACAACACGGTTTGGCCGTGGGTTGTAGGCGCGTTCAATGCGATCAAGGATACGGCCGATAACATGTGGTCTAATATTCAGGTCGCATGGGCTGCAATCCAGGCGGCAATGCAGCCGGTAGTCGAATGGATTTACTACACGGCATGGCCTTGGGTGGTCGACACATTCAATACGATCAGGGATGCCGCCTCTAATCTTTGGGGCACGGTTCAGGCCGCATGGACCTCAATTCAAGCGGCAATGCAGCCCGTGGTCGAATGGATCTACTACACTGCCTGGCCCTGGGTCGTAGACACATTCAACACAATCAAAGACACCGCCTCCAGTCTTTGGGGCACCATATCAGCGGCGTGGAACGGTATTTGGGCCACCATTCAGCCCGTCGTCGATTGGATCTACAATATTGCATGGCCGTGGGTCGTCGGAGCATTCAACGCCATTAAAGACACGGCGTCTATTATGTGGGGTTCCCTGTCGGCGACATGGAACGGTATTTGGGCTGTTATGCAGCCCGTGGTGAATTGGATTCAAACCTATGCTGCACCTGTTATTAGTGTGGCCTGGGAGATAATCTCTACGGGTGCGAAAATTCTGGGCGGAATCATTGCTTTTGTATTCGCGTCCATCATCGCCGCGGTCACTATGGGAGTCGCCGTAATTCAAGGCGCAGCCACCACGATCAGCGCCGCCTGGAACACTGTTGTTTCGTGGACCAGCTGGCTGAAAAACATGGTCGTCTCCGCGTGGAACATTCTGAAAGGCGAAATCCAAATCGTTAAAGATTGGATTGCCAACACGCTCGTCCCCGCAATTACAAGCGCCTGGGACAGGGTCGTGGCCGCCGCCAACACTATGAAAGATGGTGTTAGGACGGCGTGGGACAAGATCAAGGAAGCTGCTGCCAAGCCCGTTAACTTCGTTATCGGCACCGTCTACAACAATGGACTGAGGAAACTTGTTAACGGGATGATGGAGAAACTCTCCCTCGACCTTCGTCTTCCTGAGGCCCCAACGATTGGCGGGTATGCGTCAGGTGGTGTTCTGCCCGGATACTCTCCGGGCCGTGACATTTACCATTTCGTATCACCCGACGGCGGCGGCAGGCTCGCGCTTTCCGGTGGAGAAGCCATCATGCGGCCAGAATGGGTGAAAGCGGTAGGCGGGCCTGCAATGGTGAATGCAATGAACAGGGCTGCGGCGCACGGAGACAGGATTCCTGGTGGCGACGCCGGCTATGCCGCATTCGCCCCGGGCGGTATTTGGGATCCTGTTAAATCAACGGTAGAAAAGGGCGCGTCCGCCGCGCTTAATTGGATCACCGGCGCCGCCGACGCAGTATCCTCGATCTTCTCCGACCCGATCGGAGCCGTCGAAACCGTTATCAAGGCTCCGGTTCACAAGCTTTTGGATTCATGGGGTGGCGACGGGGCAAAACCATTCTTCGACGCCGGAAAAGCGGGCGTGGACAAAACCATTGACGCGCTCGGTGACTGGATTAAAGATCACATGCCGGTGGTCAGCGGATTCGGTGGCGGAATCGGTGCTATTGGTGCCGCCGCCGGCGACCTCGTAAACACCGCGCGACGGGCTATCGGTACACCGTATGTTTGGGGCGGTGTTTCCCCGGGAGGCGGGCTCGACTGTTCTGGTCTTGTCTATTGGGCGCTCAACGCGATGGGCATTCACGTGCCTCGCCTCACGGCGGCAGGATATCAAGCAATGTCATCCCCCGGTAACCCGATGGTTCCTGGAACGCTTCTGTTCTGGGGTTATCCGGCCCATCACGTTGCTATTGCCTCCGGTAACGGCATGATGGTTGAGGCGCCGACCTTCGGTATCCCGGTACGTGAGGTCCCGATCTACGGTGGCCCGTCCGCAGGGAATCTTCGCTACGATGATGGTGGATTCCTGCAGCCCGGTCTCTCAACGATCGAGAATAAGACTGGCCGTCCGGAGCCCGTTTTCACGTCAGCCCAGTGGGAGAAAATGGACAAACTGATCAGCCTCCTGGAGAATCGTGCGCTCGGCCCGGACGTGCTCGAAATTCGGGACGTGGACAACGATCTCGTCGGCCGCATGCAAGTAGAGGCAACATCGGCCATAGTAGACTATGACCGAATGAACCGATAAAAACCATTATGACGGAAAGCATATAATAATGCCGATTACGGGATGGATTGCTACACACACTGGGCTGCCGTCAATAATGGCCACCGGCAAGGAACCCGTCTACGCGGGGGACCGTCTTTTCGCCGTGCCTGGGATGGCCCGCGACAAAAGACCGCTCACCGGCAGGGCGAAAATGATTCGCGAGCTCGAGGGACCCAAGCTGACCGAGCCTGTGACAATGATCCTCTCAGACGCATACGCTGTGCCGGGCACCACAATAAAATACACTCAGGGCGATTCTTCGGTCACGTTGACTCGCCCTGAGGTGGAGTGGTGGCGCGGCATGGTGAGCGGCCTCAATGGGCGCACTGTGCCGGGCCTCATCTGGGAGGAGGCCCAGGATAAAAGAGAATGGTCTTCCCCCATTTCGAGATATAACTCACTTATCGCCAGGTGGCCGATGCTAGAAGTGGCCCGCACCGGGGGCGGACAATTCGTCCTAGACGACCCATCCCACGTTAACAATGTTTGGGAAATCCTGCAGAAGCGTGAGCCGCTTATTCTCACACCTGGCGCCCCCGCCGACGTTCTCCCATCGCGATTCATCACCGTGGACAAGGTTGACAGTGCCAGGATCACAGGTGACGGTATCATTCGGTGGAATGTGAAATGGCACGAGCTCCCCGAAGACTCGCCCATGCTTGTCGGCCCTCATGCGGGCTGGGGAGCTGCACCATGTGTCACGTGGGGTGAATGGCGTGAAGTCGACAAGGTTTGGAAGTCGCGCACATACATTGAGATTTGCAAAATGATTGCGGGAATGCCATGAGAAACGGCCCCACGCTGGCCGCCCTTTCAGACGGCCTCAGCATCGGCGCAAGAATTGATATCATTCGCGGCGGCGAAGTACTCAAAACGGGGATACCCGCCTCCGAGGTGAAAGTAGAATGGTCCTCAACAAACCGCCAGGTTCCGGGCGCTTTGTCTTATTCTTGTCCAATGTCCTGGGTCCCGGAGTGGCCGTTGGATGCGCTCAATAATTTCGGGCAGCGTTCCATGGTGACCGCGCTTTATGAGAATCGGCGCGGCGATTACTGGGAAATTCCGCTCGGCGAATTCGTCAACATGGAATGGTCCGTGTCGAAGGAAAAAGTGAACGTTTCCTGTAAGGATTTGACGCAGATTCTTGCCGATAATCCGAGGCCGTGGCCCTCCTCTCCCGGCGCTGGCGCCACTCTGCTCTCTGAGGCCAACGAGCTTGCAGAATATGTGCGAGTGAAATTGGAGGACGACGTGTGGGATGCGCCTATCCCCCGCACCACACAGTGGGGGAATTCGCGGATCGAATCAATCTATAAGCTCGTCGAATCTCGTGGCTGTGGTATTCGTAGCGGAGCAGATGGAATGTTGCATATTTTCAGGCTCCGTGACAAGACGGCGCCTGACGAGATTTACACGTATGAGTCTGGTTTTCTTTTGGAGGCTCCGCGTGCTCCGAGGTCAGGCGGCCGTCGCCCGAATCGTTGGTATGTTACCGGCAGTAAGCAGCAGAAGGCTCAGGGTGAGCAGGAGGAGCGTTGGACGGCGGAACGTGAAATCACTGACCCGCCATATGATCCGTCCGGCTATGGTTGGGTTACTTCGCACAAGGAATTCAGCGCTGCCAGCTCGGCGAGAGAGGTATCCGAGGCTGCGGATACGTACATGATTCAGGACATTTCCTCCCGCTCTTCAAGGTCTTTGACGATTATTCCGGACGCTCGTATCGAGGTCGGGGATATTATCGGTGCGATTACCGAGCAGGGTGAGCATATCGCCGGCCGTGTCTCAGCTTATAGTCTTCCGTTGTCTGATCCGTCCGCTACAATGAGGGTAGACATAGAGGTACTGGGAGAATAAACGGGGCATCATGGTCAGACCGTCACTATTGCTTGACACGGCGCCGCGAAATGGTGGCGGCCGCAACAATAACAATGTTATTGTTCAGCAATCCTCAGTATCATGGACGTACGGGAAAATCACCGGCACGTCCGCCACCGACAGTACGCTTCCGTCCGGCTGGGTAGAGGTAGGAATCCCTTACAGTAACCCGACCTCCCATGCGGTTGGTGAATCTGATGGTATTGCCACATGGATAGGCGCACGCGTACTCGTCATCATTGATTCATCCGGCCGTGTAGTCAAGATCAGTGACCCTATTGCTGAGCCGCCTTCCGGCGCGAAGGTAGAGAATCTCGGGCATACCGGTAAAATTCTCAGCCAGGCCGCGAAAGACGCTGAACGCGCTTTCAAGGAAGCCGACGCGATTCGAGACCGAGCCAACAAGGCTGAGGGTGCTGCGAACAAGGCGGCGAAAGATGCTGAAAAAGCTGTCCAGATTGCGGAAGCTAACCGCCCGCCCGTAGTGGCCCAGACCGCACCCGAGAATCCCGTCACAGGGCTGATTTGGTATGTCACCGACAATGCCGGGCACATTACCGATGTGCGTATTTGGGACGGTACACAGTGGGTGACCAGGACAATGGTCGCCGGCAGCATTCTCGTCCCCTCGTCCGTAGGGAACGTCTCGCTCGCTGACGGTTCTGTGTCCGCACGCAACATTTACGCGTCCGGGGAGCTCTGGGCCAAGATCGCCGCGTTCGCGTCCGTCACTACGGAAATGCTGACCGCCGGAAATGCAACATTCAACGCCGCAAAAGTCACCGGCGACCTCATCGGTAATAGACTTATCGGCGGTGAGCTTTCGCTCGTTGATACTGAGCCTACGTCGGGCGAGAAAAACATTCGTTTCGGCCTCGGCAGTGAGTATGGGTTCTGGGAGTCTATTTGGTCTCCCAAAATTGCGACCGTGGAGGAGCTCGAGGGTGGCACAAGGTTCGTTCTGACGGACAGGGATCGCCCTAATCGCAACGATGGCGCGCAGATGGCAATCTACGACATTGCTGTTGCGAAACCCAAAACATACGGTATCGCAGGAGAGGGTGTCGGCAAGGTCGAGGGGTATATTCTTTTCACCCCGTCATGGAACGGCCGCGCGATTCTCACAATCAACATCGGCAAGAACAGAATCATCAGTGTTGACGAGCAGGCGACGGCCGGGCAGAAAATAAGATTCGATTTCACGCTCCCCGATGGTGCGTGGATCCAAGACACCGACACGCCTTTCTACATTAGTGCCCGCACGAACGATGTTTTCACGCCGGGAATGCAGCTCGGAATCATTTATTCCATGTACGTGTCATGGAAAATGAGTCGCTCCTCCGGTTTGCATGTTTTCCGCGACGACGAGGGCGTGGCGAAAATACAGATCACTGACCGTCAGGGCGGCGAGCTTATCATGGACACGAATGGCGTGTCCTATGACCCGCCCGGGTCAGCTTCGCCTCACGCGTCGTCTTGGCGTACTTTCACAGAGCCGCCTTTCGCCCACATGGCAACAAACAACGCTCACCTGTGGACTAAAAAAGACGGTTGGACCAAGGTTCCGGTCGGGTCGCAGGAGAAGATCGTTCGCGGCGGAATGCAGGTAGACGGTATCGAGATCATTATTCCGCAGAGCGGGCTCTACCGTCTAGACGGTACAACATGGTACAGGTCATCATGGGCAGGGTACGTTGGCGGCACTAGGGTTGCTCGCTCCAATGATGTTGAGTACGGCGTTTACATGTATGCTGCGTTGAACCATGGCCTGTGGACCGCGTTGCAGGTGACAGGTGTTAGGCGTCTGAACGTCGGGGATCGGATTGCGCTTTATACGTATCAGAATATTGACGAGGGTACAATTATGGATTGGGGCGAGATGACGGTTAGCTGGCTCACCTACTGAAGATTGTGCAACAATATTTTTAGGAGAAAACAATATGCCTAACACTAGGTGGACCGGCGGTATCGTCCCCACGGTAGACGATAATCTCATTGAGGCCTGGGACGCATATGATGATTCCGCTGGCCGGGTTATGCCGGCGGCGTCCGTAGCGGCAGCACGGGTCATGCTTGCGGCCGCACCGTCCGGCGCGGTATCGAAAGCACGCCCCGCCGTTTTCATTATCGACGACATTCTGTACACTGCCGACGGCTCCAAGGCTGGCGACGGGTCATTCAACATTAACCCTGCGAACTCGTTCAGTGGCGTGCTTTACAGGCATCGTGATAATACGAACGGCCGCGGGCGCCCGACCTCGGATCACACCACCTACACGTGGGGCGACGGCATCGTCACCCTGCCGATCAAGAGTCTCATGGAATTCTCGCTTGACGTGTGCGTGAGCATCGCGCACGAGGACTATCATTCCGAGGAGGAGAAAGACAAGGCGGTCGGCTCGTACTTCTTCGGGTTCAAGCTCGACAATCGTGGCATTTGGCAGACCGAGATTCAGTACAATCGCACGTTTATGACGCATCATATGCAGTGGCGCCTTTCCGTAGAGGCCGGGTCGCATAGGGTTGCTTATACTACGGCGGGCAGCTATGGTGCCGACCCGTACTGGCATTACGATGGCGGCGTTTTCCCGGGCACTGTGTTTACTGTGGCTACTCTTGGTGCAACTCGCGTTGACCTGTAATCGACAAATATAGTTCACTATTAGAAATAGGTGATAATAATATGACCAAGGTCATAGCAACGGTCGTGAACGCGGCCGGCAAGACAGTCAACGCCACAATGAGTGTCCGCCCGGAAACCGTTTACACGTCCGACAATATTACGACAGTCCCCGCACCTGTGCGCGGTGATGCTGACGACAAGGGCAGGATCGAGGTTGAGGTAGACGCCAGCCACGGCGGCCGATGGGCAATCGTCTTGAATGTAGCCGGCGTATGGGCACGTGAAGTGCGCGGTGCGGAATTGCCGGCCTCCGGTGACGTGCAGGTGACCTCCTTGTCGGCGTGGAATGGCGGCACTACTCCTGATCCTGGCAATCCTGGCGGCGGTGGCGGTCAGGGCAATGGCGGCAAGATCACCGTCAGTGACGATGGTCTTACCTGGACCTACGGAGAGTGAGAAAACACAATGGCAAACGTTACTGGGTACACTAAGGCCGGCGTTGATAAGCTGATCGCCCCGCTGTTCTCCTCGATATCGCCTTTCACGGTCGGCGAACACTATTATTCCCCGGTCACGTATTTCTGGCCCGATTTCTACAATGAGGGCCAGGCTGGAAAGGTTTCAAAGTGGGCCAAGACTCTGTCCTACGGGAATGCTCTCGGCTACGTGATCATGAATCGCTCTACTGGTGATTGGTCTGCCAAGGATAATGATTTTTTCACGCAGGCGCAGCGCGCCCAGGCGGCCGGGGCGAAGAGAATTCTTTGGTACATTCCTACCCGCTACGGTGTCGCGTCGCTTGCCAAGGATGATGCTGCTAGGAACGGCGTGCCGGACCCGGACAAGTTTACGCGCGAATACATTATGCAACTGTGCGCCAACCTGCGTTCCCAGTACGGCGACCTTTTCCAGGGCGTATTCTTGGACGAGGTAATCAACGGCTGGGGAGCGCAGTCCGGACGGGTCGGCTGGTACGGTGACCTCATCGGCGAAATTCGACGCACCTACGGCAAGAATTTCACAATCGCTATCAACCCTGGCAGTAATATTACTGAGGCCGTGTGCGCCCTCGATTTCGATGTGTGTATGAGTTTTGAGAACACTGCCACCAAGTATTTGACGGACGACCCCAATAATCCGATTGCGAACGATGTGATGCGTGCGCAGCCTTCCACCAAGTGGTGGCACGTTATCCATGGGGTTACGAAAGAGAATTTCCGGCAGGTAATCGATCGCGCCGCATCGTTCGGCGTGTCGCATTTGTATGTGACCGATGGTGAGTTGGTGCAGGGTGAGGGCGGCCAGTGGGTGCCCGAGAAGAATCCTTATCAGAATCCTCCGTCGGATTGGATTATGGAGCGCGTGGTCGCTTGGCATGGCGGCTACCTCGGTTTGGTTGAGCGTGTTGCCGCGTTGGAGGCAAAGGCAGCTCCGGCTCCGCCTCCTCAGCCTGGCGCCTGAGTGTTTCACGTGAAACATTCCCCCTCACCACGACTTTCGTGGTGAGGGGGAATGTTTTCGCATCCGGTGCAAGAGACTATAGTCCCAAGCGCTGGTAGTCTCCTCCGTGTTCGCGAGCAATATCGTCCAATACGCCCATGAGATCGGAACGCGCATCATCCTGAACGTCGATAGACGGTGAGTTCAGGATCGAATGAATCGTGCTGTTGATCTCCATGATTTGACGGACGGCGATTGCGTCACACTCTACGGTAATCCATTGTCGTGCTAAACGGCGTGCAAGATTGGACGTGTTCTCACCGCTTGTCTCATGGGTGAGACCTACAACGCTCAATGGCCAGCCCCACACAATCCATTTACTGATAGCGCCGTCGTTGCCGTTTTCTATGGTGACGCTAATCCTACCACCCTTATAGCGGTTGCGCCACTTCAGACGAGCGACCATGTGTGCTTCGTCAATGTCACACATGTCGGGCTTCGGAAGCCACAACTGTGTGAGGCTAATTTCGCGCTCGATCTCCAGCATTGGATTATTCGCTGTCATGAGACGCTCCGCAAAAGCAGGTTGCAACGCATCGCAGAATGCTCCGGGCTACAGGATTCCTCGTGAGTCCACCCCGCCGAGACGCCGCGCTTCGATGTCACCACAACGCCGTCATCGGTGACCTCGATCTTCCCCGACGAAGACTCAACGACAGTGACTCCCGTGTGGTCTGAAATGCGAGGCGATGGGAGCATGTCCCGCAATTCCCTAGCAATAGCCAGCGCGATTTCCCGACGATCAATCTTGCTCATTATTCTACCTCCATGGCCGATGGCGTGACACCGATCTGCCCTTGATAATGCGAACCCAATCCATTGGTGCCGTACGGTGCGCTGGCGGGCCTGTCCAAATCTTCGAAAGCAATCTGTGCAATCCTATCCCCCGGGTGAAGAATGGCAGATTTAACAGAATGCAAGTTAGCGATTTCCAAAGTCACGTTTCCCTGGAATCCCGGATCAATGTATCCTGCTGACACGTGGACGAGAATTCCGCGGCGCGCCCACGACGACTTGCCTTCCACCCTGGCCACTAGGTCGGCTGGCACGCTGACTTTCTCCTGGGTGGACGCGAGAATGAACTCACCCGGCAACAGCTCGTAACCGCTATCGTCGAGAGTAATGTTTTCGTCACCATGACGGTAGGCGATAATGTTCTCGTCTAGCCGCACTTCTACTGACGCCGGCTGAATAGACAGCGGTTTCTGCCAGTCGGTGATGAGTTCGCCCCAATCGATTCTGCGTCGAAGAGTGAAATCACTCAGCGTAGCCATTGCGGTATTTCCCGTCTTCGTTTTCCTTGATCATGTGGACCGTGTAACCTTTATCACGTAGAATTGCTTCGGCTTCGAGGGCAAGGGCAGGATTCTCTCCCGGGGCGATTCCTACCATGTCTTTACCACGCTCCGACAGTACGATCGCGCAGACGTACGCATTATCGTCCGACGAGTCACTGTAAGTGAGTACATACCCACCCATCTCATCCGAATATGTGCACCTAGTAAAAGTGATCCTTCCTTCCCGCCATGAACGCAAGGCAAGTGTTACTCCCTGAACAAATTGAACGGTGTACATAAGCCCACGGATCGCGGCAGGCGGATCGATAGCATAACTCCTGATAGTGAAGTTACAGTCGGTGGCCTGCATAAACGCAGCCGCACCCCACAGTTCACCACATTTCGCCAAATCAACGAAAGCAATATCAACAATATTCTCCACAATACTCACGCTTTCGGAATATAGTTGCTGAGACTATCGTGTGAAATGGCGGACACGAACTCCGTGAGCCGATCTCGAACCTCCCTGGCGCGCACCTCCGGGGCGAGCTGTCTATCAATAGTGTCCCAGTAGACGTTTCGCAGAATTGCGATCACCGTCTGACCTCCTTGCTTGGCGACGAGTTCGCGCAGATACCATGCCGCTTTTCCCATATCAATATGTTCGTCGGCACCATTCTTGTGGCCTGCCCTGAAAATGTACTTCAGGGCACTGCCGGTCAGATAGTCTTTGTCGCGAATGAAAGTGATGGGCTCGGGGTCGAGGGCCGCATAGTGTGATGGGTGAGTTACCTCATTCTCATGCGCATTATCTTCGATAATCCCATCATCCTTCTCTGTGACATAGAGAGTATCATCGCAGAGAGTCAACTCATAGCGCTGCTCATCGAACGTGAGAAACGCTTCCCCGCCATTCTCGTCTTTGTACCAAATGCACCATTCGCCAGTGAAATACCGGCAAACCTTCCTGACGGGCGCATAATAGCTGTTAGAAACGCAAAAGCAAATCGGATCATTGACGAACTTCAACTCACAGCCAGGATCAATTTGATAGCCTACGATTCGCCGCCGATACCAACCGTCGCGCTTGTGCTCCAAAGAAACACAACGACGACTCCAACATTCTACCCGCCATTCACTACTAGGATAGCGGCGGACGTGCACCTCCCAGAAACCACCATGCGGCACTACCTTCGAAACATACTCATACACGCCATTCGGGTAGTAAATCTTCTCACACCCATCATCTACAGGTGACACAACATAATCTCCTTTCTCTGTCCGGGTAATCGAATACTCGTCGTATTTGAAATAGTGTCTTCGCTCTACACCGGCCTGAATAGAATCGAAACCAATCCCCTTGTCGCCGCCGGTTTGCGCTATGATTCTCTCTCTGCTGCTGTCCGGCAAGTACAGCCAAACCGGCTTCAAAAACACCGTGTCCATGACTGCTTCCCGCTATTTCAGTTACCGAGAGTGCCGACCGTGGCAAAGTAGGCGAAAAACACCTGAAGCCACCAAAAAGCGCGCCACGCCAAAGACAGTCCAATAACTCCAACGATGAGGGCGACTGCACCCATTGCCATACCCTCGACCGTGGGCCGCGGCCTACGAAGCCATGCCACGAAACGATTAGTGGGGCGCGGCGGCGTCATCACACTGAGCGGCACAGACCGCACGGGAGGCGCCGGGGCGGGCCGAGGCGGGAGTGGCGGAGGCGGTGGGGCGGGTGCGCCAGTCGCCGATGGCGGTGGAGGTGCGGGAGTCGGCGCCGATGGCGGTGGAGGTGCGGGAGTCGGCGCCGATGGCGGTGGAGGTGCGGGAGTCGGCGCCGATGGCGGTGGAGGTGCGGGAGTCGGCGCCGACGGGGCACTCGAAAAAGCAGACATAATAGTTGTTTCTCACTTTCCGTTCAGTTCTGCCATGAGACGGTTGGTCCAACCGTCACTGTAGTTGAAATTCGTGCGCTTAGTGTGGCGTGTGCTCTTGATTCTCTTCGCTCGATTCTTCTTATGCTCCTGAAATTCGATCGTCTTGCGACGGACCTCGTCATCGCGTCCGTCCATACGCTGAATTGCCGGGTATTTCATGATTTGACCCACTCGATCTGGTCGCCGAGAATCCCGCGCAGATCATTGATCAGATTGTGAGCGTTCCCGAGCTCTTCCTCGGTGATATCGAAAACCCGGTAGACGTTTCCTTGGGTGCAGACCACAAGGAAGGAATCGTTGGCGCATTCGTGGAGGAAAACATTGCGGACGTTTCCGATGAGGGCGGGTCGCTGAACGGGGATGGCCTGCACGAGGTCGGCCCCAGTGAGAATTGCGACGGCGACCACTTGCTCAATGGGGATGCCCCGGAATTCGTTCTCGCCTTTCTCGTACCCCTTTGCGGGGAAGTGAATCTTGGTGCCTTTCAGGTTGGTGAATACGGCGCCCCCTGTGGTTTTGCATGATCCGTATCCCGTGCGACGGCGTGCCATGATAATCCTCTTCTCAAATATGTGTGTGTGATGGTGGTGGATGGTGGTGGTGGTCTGTCGTGGGTGGCGGGCCACCACTGTTGTGTGTGTGCGTGTGTGTGTCAGAGCGCCATCCACTGGTCGGCCAGGTAGGCGATGGTCTCGCCGGTCTCGTTCACCCAGTAGTCTGTGTCGCCCCATGCGTTGGCGGCGATGTCGGTGTCGGTGGTGATGTTCTCAACGGTGGTGGTCATTGTCTTGTCTTCTCTATCTTGGCTGGGTGGCTTGTCCTCCCTGCTGATGACTCAATCATGCTTTCTCGTGTGCCATGAGTCAACCCACATGGATGGTGCCCTATCTCACAAAACCAATGTTGTGCTAGGTATTGACAGACACTGGACGCATGTGGTATACGCGCGCGCACACACCTATATGCACTAAAGATGCCCCCCCCCAGGTGCTCATGATAAAATTAAAGTCACCGAAAACCTTTACGAAAGGCGGTGCAAAATTGGCAGATTCCGTCACAGAATATGCTGCGTCGGAAATGAAATATTGGTGCACCACAGGCGACTACGGGGGCACAGGATATGCCCAGGATAACCGGTGGACCTGCTACTGGAACAGCAATGATGCCGGCTGGAAAACGGGCCCCGGCGACATGGATTGCAGTAGCGGCGTAGCGGGCGCCTACAATATTGCATTCCACAATGTCTGGGGAACCGGCTGGGATGACCCGATCATGTTCCCGCGAACCGGCGAAACATGGACCGAAACCCTGAATTCCCTGGCCGCGAATCGCGGTTTCATGGATATCGGGGACACATGGTACGGGTCCACGCCGTCAGGCGGATTCCATGTCGGCGACATGGTCCTGAAAACCACCGGAGACGGCGGACATGTCGCAATGTGCGTACGCGAAGACGATGGTTCATTCAACTCAGGCGACCCGCTCCTCGCCGAGGCGTGGATTAACGAGAATGGCGAAATCTCGGAGGGTCAGATGGGTGATCAGACCGGCTACGAAACTCATGTAGTCCGGTACAGTAGTCACCCGATGACTGTCGCAGCCTCGTGGTCCACGTGCATCCGTTTCGGAAAGAGGACCGATTCCGATAACGGGCACGAGTCCGCCGGATCGTACCGCCTTTCTTCAATCCAGGAGGCCGTTCTCAGAGCTGCTGATGCGGAGAATTGCCCGTGGTGGGCTGCCCTGGCATGCCTGTGGATGGAGACCGGCGAACGCGGCGCGAACATTTACGGGCACGACGCAGGTGGTGCCGGCCCGCACGGTGAGGAGGTAACCGAGGAGAATTTCCGTGAGTTTCTTGCGGCGATTCGAGACGGTGAAAACTCGAACGGCGTTGGTCCGTTGCAGATCACGTATCCGGGGTATTTCTTTGATGACCCGGATCGTGAATGGTGGATGCCGGAGAAGTCGGCTGAGGTCGGCTGCCGTATTCTTCGCGATCTTATTAACGCGGAAGGTGACAGCTACGAAGCGTTGAAGCGTGTCGGGTCGCGGTATAATTCAGGGAATCCGTATGACGCGTATGAGTCTTATGGGATTCTTTTCAGTAATCGTTGCAAGTCTTGGTATGATTATGGTCGCCCGTCCGGGGGCGCCGGAGAGGAATTTTGGGATATGAGCGAGGGCGTTGATCTGCTCAGGGAGATTCGCGATCTTTTCCGTAGTGGAAAGGCGGGCGATCATTTCGCGGGCGACATGAATTGGTACGCCAAGGCCACCTATGAGGAGGTTAAGTCTATTCACGCGTCCGTGGATCAGATTCTGCATTCTGTGACTCCGGGTCAGGAGAATGTGCGTGAGGCGGGTGCGATTTATGGTGCTGTGAACGAGATTCGCAAGGCCGTGTCGACGCCGTCGTCTTTGCAGGCGCATGATGGTGTTGCAGAGTCTCCGACTCCGGAGTCTCCTGCCCCGGCTCCGGCTCCGGAGCAGAATTCCTGACACAACATGTCGGTGTTCTATCGTGGCATATTCACCCAGCATTATGCTAGGTGTTACGTCATGATGGGTACGACATGCGGGGAGCTTCACTCTCTTCCCTCTCCGTGATTTCCTGTGACAGTGGTAGAGCAAGTCTCCGGACGGTCAATGAAAGATCGTCCGGAGACTTGCTTTTGTTGTGTGCTATACTTCCCTACGTACCGCTTATTGGTTAATACACAAATATTTTCCTACGCGTTCCGACGGTGCAACAAGAGAATACCGTCGCCCTCACGTTCTCCTGCATTCTTCCCTTAGCAGCTCTAGGGATCGACGTGGGGGCGACGGTATACAATCCATCTAATGAAAGTAAAAATTAGGGTGACTAAGTCTCTTTATATTGCCACCATTTTTGCTGCCGTCATGGTGACAGCAAACACCGCGCTCATGGTGTATGAAGATTTCACCAACGGCACCATGAACGTGACCCGCGATTCTTTGTGGTGTGTTGGCGCAATTATTCTTTGGGTTAGCGTGCGCACCGTCCGATTCATGCGGACTATCGGCTACCATCCCGGCTTCCACAGAAAGTAACTAAAACATAACATTCCCCGCCTAGTAACGATGATTGTTGGGCGGGGAATGTTATATAATACGTATTGCAGCCTCGCTAAGCAATCATAACAAAGAGGATATTTAGATATACGATGTTCAATTTCTTGAATGATATCCTCTCCGACGCCACCCTGGTGGCTTTGGCTGCCCTCACTGGTACAATTTTCTCGAACGTGACGCAACGCAAAAACGCGCGCGACCAGGAGCAGATCTCAATCCTGGACATTACCGTCCGATCTCTTTCCGAGAGGGTGACTGCCCTGGAGACCAGTCTTGCGGCCGCCGAAAGAGCGGCGCACCTGGCGGAAGATGGGCGCCGGCGGGCGGAAGTGAAATGGTGGGAGGCCGTCTCTTTCGCGCACACTGTTCTCGATTGGGGTAGGTCACTGAAAATTCTGATACCATCTGATAGAGAGGACTCAATCCCTACCGAGCCTCAAATTCCGGAATCTATGAGGTGATTCATAAACATGTTTACTCCTGAGGTTCGCAAGGCGCTTTACGCTCTGCTCACCGCCGTTCTTGGCGTTTTTGCCGCGTTCAATGTTATTTCTGCGGATCAGGCGTCTCAGTATGCTGACGCTGCTACCCAGATTGTCGGTGCCCTGACTCTGGCTCTGGCTACGTATCACACTCGCCCTGGCGTGGCCGCTGGCCGTCACGCCGCCGGTGAGGGTGAGGCTACTGAGGACAAGGTCGCCTGACCTCCGCCTTTCATAGAACACTACTGCCCCCCACCGGACAAGCGGTAGGGGGCAGTAGTGTTTCACGTGAAACATTCACCGTCGCTCCACGTCATCACCAATGATGCGGGCGATCACACCCTCGTCGTGGCGTTTGGTGACTGCCCACAGGAAAAGATGACGCCCCGCATCGCGCGCGTCGTCCGCATCGGGCTGGCTCACACTGGCCCCAGTGGGCCAAAAACCAAGAATTTTCAGAGCGTTATCGGGCATAGTGGTTTTTGCCATTGCAGGAGTCTGCCATACGATATCCCCGATCTCCCATTCCAGTACAGAGTTGATTTTTACTGGGGTGAGGTCTGCGAGAAAATTGTTGCCCGGTCGAAGATCGAACTGTTCACACACGATAACATCTGGGGCGAATTCGTTTCGTGTGGCTAGAATGTCGTAGGCGCTGGCCGTCCAATGCTCATACTTGAATTGTTGAACATGAATGATTGAGAATTCATGGTCGTCGTAGAATTCTCCGATGACGATTCCCGTTGACTTGCCAGGGTCAACCGCCATCACCCGTTGCATCACGCCTTTCCTCCTTTCTTCCGCAGACTACGTCGCGACTTGTTCACGGTAGCAATATTTTTCACCATGTCCGAACGCACTCCGTCTACCTTGAGCCATAGCGTGTCCGGCGCCATTGGCTTGCCGCGCCCCTTTTTCAAAGTCCACGGCGTATCCGGGTCGTCCGGGAAAGGCAGATTCTTGTAGCACCATATTGCACAATCCTGCGGGGAATCGAAATGGAAGTCTTCCTTCGGAATGTATCTTTTCAGGTCGTAAATGCGTCGCATGAGTGAAGGGGTGAGCCATTTCGGTAGTTCCTTGTACATGCGAAGCGATGAGCTAGTGCACGGGCAATTCACGGGTTCGCCGCCGCTGAAGCGCGAGACGCGAATCCATTTCGTTTCCCCGCAATTCACGCAACGCATGTGAAAATACTTATGGTGATCGCTCATGAACCTGTACTCGGGGGAAGTGATTTCCCACTGCTGGAAGCGGCGTCCCATCATTTCCGGCTCCTCCCCGGTCAAGTTTTTGTTTACTGGCTTGACCGGGTGGAGAATGCGGCGGTTGCGACCTTTCTTTCTTGTCTTGGTGCGCATGATAGAGATTTCACTGGGGCGAAATACTCCGTTCTCGGTCGCGAACTTCCATTCGAATACAACCGATGGTTTGAATTCGTTGTAGCACCATTCGATAGCTGACATCATGCCGTCGAACTCAAAATTATCTACGCCATTCTTCTCTCGCCACGCCCAAATATTGAGGCGAATGTCGTTGTAAGAACGGCTCGGCATGAGCGTCTCGTTTGCTTTGCGATGGTAGCGCAAATATGGCATATCCGGCGTATGATCTAGCGCAACGTCAAGGTTGCATGGGGCGATTGGCTTGGTAATGTCGGGGCGCACGAAACGCCATTTCTTGTCCTCAGGGACCTCCAGATAGGTGAAGCACCATTCTAGGGCGGCGTCCACGGAAGGGAAAAGGAACTCCCCGCTGGGGACGCTTGTTTGAAGCCTTTCCAACCTGTTAGCGGCTAGCCTGTACAGCTTGTATGATGGTTGCATCATTCGTGTTTTCTCCCTTCTCTTATTTGGTTGAATAGCGGGGGCGACAATACTGTGGCCCCCGCTATTCAAATCATGCAACCGTGTGTGTCAGAAAACTACCGACCATGCGGTCGAAGTATCCTTTTTGGCCTCGAACTCAATGGAAGAAATCTCTGCCCTCGGAGGCCAGAAAGCGGGCTTCGGGGCGCCGTCCTCGCCGAGGATCGTGATCCCGTTCTCGTCCTGCTCGTATGCGGGGCGACCATAATCGTCCAAACGAGGGCGCGGCTTGCTCATCCGGGTCACCAATGTTGCGTGAGCGCCCTCCAGATTCTCGCACACGCGCTTCACGGTCGCGTCGATCTTCTGCGGTGAAAGAAGATCGGCGCGCTCCCTAGCGTCGGCCGGCCAGAGGCCAGCGGCGCTGAAATACTTCGGAATGTTGAAGTGGATGAAGGTCTTTCCATTCTTGTTGATAGTGAAAACTGTGCGGTCGGTGAGCGCCTTTCCGGCGTCCTCGTCGTCGCCGTCGATCATCCAATCGGTGACAAGCATCGGCCTGCCGCTCTTGGAGGTGGTCATTTCGGCCTTAGTGATGAATGCGGAGTGCTTGCCGGGCTTGGGCGGCTCAAAATTGCCTCCACCGGTGGCGACTTCCAGGGATGAGAGGTCGGTTCCGAAATTGAAGCCAGTTGCCATAATTATTGTGCTCCTATAAGTCGGTGGTAAAGAATTGCGGTGGTCAGTTCTCGCCCTTGGTGGGCTTGTCGCGGAGTGCTTCCCTGACAGCGTCAGCGGCGATAGCGAGAGTCTCAGCGGAGACGCCACGGTCGGCGGTAACAGTGATCTTAGCCATAATAGTTTTCTCTCTTCCTGTGTTTTGGTTAGTGGCTAGTGATGTAATTGTGAATCTTGGTCATGCTCGGGTTCCCCATTGCCGGCGGGAACCCGAGCGTCTGTTGCTTTGTCACAACGTTCGGTTTGCGAGTGTACAGTACTGGCACGGTGATTTCTTCCCCGTCCCCGTTGTCCACGTTCTCCCATTCCATGTAGCCGACGAAATTGAACAAGGCGGGAATGCGCTGCCCAGACTTCTGCCCCTCAAAAGACGGGGCAATGAAAACCTCCCCAGTGACCTCACTGCTCTCGCGCGCGGAATGCGTGATAGCAATGAATGAAATGTCGGGGGCGTCCAGGAATACGCTGATCGCCTTCAATAGGGAATCGTATACTGCCCGCCACTTCGTCCACGTATCATTCGACACCGCCTCATAATGGGCCAGAATGAGTTCCTGACACTTATCCAACGTGTCGAACACGACAGTCCTGTAGGGGAATCCTGCAAGATTACGCGCAATATTGTCACAAAGATTGGCGCAATCAACCCACTTGTCACAATGCACGACAGTAATGTTCTGTAGATTCCCCCAATCCCGTACGGGGAGCGTACCGGATTCGAAATCAACGTACAGGACGGGCGACATGTCGTCCACCTGCGATGCTGTGGCTGCGAGCGATGTTTTGCCGACGCCACTCACACCATGAATAAGCATGTTGAAATGGTTATTCTGCTCCGGGTTTACGACCGTCATTCCGAGACGGGCGAGAGTGTCCTCGAAAGTCATGCTATGTTTCACCTCCTAACCGTTGATAGTGTAGTTTTTGAATGCTTCTGTGTGGCGCTCGTGCGAGCAGTACCAACATAGGGGGGACGATTGGAGACTGTCAACACCACCGCCATGTGACCTTGCTCTCTCCCAAATGTTCCGGAGTCTCTCTATGGCCGCGAGCGCAACGTCCTGCCGCCACGGGAAAGAGAATTCACAAATACTGTCAGGCACTACCTCTACGCTGCAATCCCTTGGAAGGGCGACGATGGAACAGCGGGCTACGCCATAGCCGAGTTGTGTGAGGCCATATCCGTAGAGCATGATTTGAATATAGTATTTACGAAACTGACTTCCTGCAGCCGTGTTGGCGAATCGTGGTAGATCATTGTCCCATTTGACGCTTTTCCGGAATGCGGAAATCTTTTTCCGTGAGAGCAGCTTCCAGTCTAGGACCGTTTCCGCCGCAATATCGAAACGATCCACACTCCCAGAAATACGCCCATAGTCTTCAAGATCACATACCTCCACTCTCTTCTCCACTAGAACATTCGGCTCGTTTCTTGTGCGCGATTCGGCGAAAGCGTGAAATGCGGTGCCGAGGAACGGCGCCAGCGGGATGCCCGTATTTTCCGTGTCGTGTGAGATTCCAAGGAGTTTGTCGGCAATGCACCGTTCGCAATCGTCCCCGATTTCGCTCACGCCGATGCGTGTTTGTTTGTCGCGTTCGGTTGGGGCGAAAACATTACTGATCGCTGTTGCTACGGCCGGGCTCAAATTCAAATTTCTCTCCTTCCTGAATTGCGGCGATAGCGGCGAGCCTGACGTCACGGTAAACTTCAATGTCTCCGCTCGCAATATCTTCAATGAAGAATAGTCTTGCGTCGCCGGCCGGCATGATCTCGTAGACCGTGCCGTCCAGCTCTTCTGCCCGCATTGCGGCCTGCTCGAGATTCGAGTAGACCCGGTAGTCGCCTTTCTGAGACGATTCCCATACTAGGTAGACACCCATTAGTGTTTTTACTCTCTCTTCCTAATGTTGGTTATGGTTGCGTGTTATTCGATGATGGTTGCTGTGAGTCCGGCCCGCTCCTCGATCGCTGTGGAAATGACGGCCGCATAGCATTGAATCCGCCAAATGTTCTCTGATCGAATGTTGGGTACGTGCAGTTGCATTGTCTTGACGCCGAATTTCGTGGGCCATTTCAGGATGATTGTGCGGCCGGCGATCTCGTCAATCGTAGTGGCCTGTGTGATGCGCATAATATTTTTCACCCCTCCTCTGTGGTGAGTTCGTAAATGTCGAGACTGTTATTGGTGGCCATGCTCCGCATGATGTTAATGTTGTCCGCCGTGACATGGATGACATTAATGTCTGAGTGTCCGTCGTCCACTGGGGCGACGATCAGGAAATTCCTGCCGACCAGTTCGCTGTCGTTGGACGCGAGAATGTCCCTGATAGTGCCTGTCATGCGGCGTCGCACTAGACGAATGGTCGAGCCGCCATGTGTTTCTGTCTTCATGGCACTTACTGTATTCGTGTGATGGTGGTGTACGCAACCCACGTGAGCGTGGCGTCTATCACATCTCATATGAGGCCGCTCTCACGCAAACGCTCATACCCCGCCGCCAACCTAGGCTCCACAGCCGTCACGTCAACAGTACCCTCACACTGCAAAAGAAAACGATTCACCCGCTTTGTTTGCCCCTTACGATTCAAACGAGCAGACGCCTGCAAATTCAAAATCACACTATTATCCTCACTCAACCAAACCTCAGTATTGCAAACATTCTGCAGACCGTCGATCCCTTCAGCGGCGGCCGCAATAACAGCACAAAGAACCCTCGGCCCATCGGACTCCAGAAATCGTTGCCACTCATTATGATAGTCACTGGACAACTCAACGCTTCGGTATCCGGCGTCAGCCAGTCGTTTCCGCAACGGCGCCATGAATTTACGCGAGTGACACCACAGAATAACCTTCTCGTCCAACGGCAGATCAGACAAAATATCAAGAGTGACATCTATCTTCGAGGATCCTCGCTCCTCGAACTCAACACTATCGTCCACGATTCTCAGCGGCCCGAGAGTGATCTGTCTGAGACGCCCATCTAGAACGGCGGCAGACGAAGCAACACTGGCCCCACCATCCATAACCGCCAAACGATGATCCACAAACTCCCGATACATTCTCCACTGTTCACGCCGCATCCCACAAGCAACGCGTTGAACATTCACGGGCGGAAGATCACCGAAAACCTCACTCCCCCGCATCGCAGACCAAACATCACCCACGGAATCGCGAAGAGCACCGGAAGTCTTTTCGCCACCATAAATCCTGGCGTACGGGGAAGCCGCAAAAGGATTGAACTGGGAGACAAAAAACTCATCCGCAAACCGATAGAAACTACGGTCGACACTATCTGGGTTCAAGAATTTGAGGACACCGTAAATGTTGACGGGTTTATTGCCGGCAGGCGTACCCGACAAGCCAAGACGATACCTTGACTTCAATGCTTTCACGGCCCGGAAAGACCGAGTGCGGTGATTCGCAATACGGTGCACCTCGTCCACGATCACCATATCGAACAATTTTCTTGAGAAAGAAACGAACGGCCACTTCCCCGCATCTACCGCCTTTCCCAGGGAAACCAACATCTCGAAATTAATGACCCACCAACCATTCTCGCCGTTCAGCATGTCCTCAATGTTGGTGCGCCCGGCCTTGGTAGTGCGAGACAGCACTCTCGCCTCCCGACCGGTAATGATCTTGATACTGGCCTGCCATGATGGAATGACGCGCTTCGGACACACAACAATGACTCGCCTGGTCGCGTCGAGTTTCTGTGTGGCCCAGATTGCGCCGTATGTTTTGCCGCAGCCCGGTTCCCAAGCAAGCAAAGCACCACCGCCGCCTCGAATCGCGGCGACGGTGCGATTGATTTCTCTTTCCTGCGCCCCTGTGGGCCGAATGTTAATCATTGAAATTAGTCCAAACGATCACTAGTAGGCAAGCGGCGAGCATGAACACGAAGCATGTCACCTGCTCTCTCCTTTCCGATATGAGGAACCCCGCCCCGCTGACAATGACGGGGCGGGGTTCGTCGCATGTGGTCAGTGGGCGATGGTGTGACGCTCCACCGCATCCCAGTAAGCGTCCTCGTCCACGTCCACCACATAGTAAGGGGTGCCAGTGGCGGAGAAATACTGTCCGATCACGTCATCGGCGATCGCGGCAACATCATAGTCGTCCATCTGGTCGAGCGTGGGGATAATGTCGAACATGATGACGTCATTCCGAGTGCTGCGACGAGCGACAGTGTCCATAATTTCTCTTCTCTCTTCTCTCTGTACTATCACCGTTCCTCGGTGACGACCCTAGTGTAGGCAGGCTGTGCATCCCGCAGTCAACCCACAAGGGCGTGACCGTGCTCACATCTCTAGTTGGAGGAGAGACAACGCCTCACCCACAGCCGCACTCACATCACCGCCACACTCCAATACCCTCATACAATCAAAAGCCGTGTGCGCCCGCCCGTCCGCGAGCGGATCGTCCGCATGATGCGAGAAAACCAGACCACTGTCCAACATCGTCACACCCGGAGCCGTGTCACCGCCACGCGTATACCGCCATCGTCGCCCCACCGACTCGTAAGGCCAACCAAACAAACCAACGAGATCATTAAACCCGTATTTTGAATTGAACTCGCCGATAACCCCACCATAAGCACCATCAGACACAGAAGACAAAGAAACACTACCATCACCCTTCTCCTCATACCCGATGTTCTCCAACCATTTATCAACGCTCAAACAAGCACCATCAATAAGCCAATGACGCACCCTCAAACCAAGATGATGTGATGGCAGAAAAAAAGCTCGAGACGCCTCAGCACACGACCCGTCCCACTGAAACACCGGCCCCAACACACTAAAGCACGTCCGGCCGATCGCCTCACTTTCCCCCACAGTCATACTGCGAGTACACGGCAGAACAACACGGAAACGCGGGGACACGAAGGAGGATGACGCCGTCTCCCACACAATGCCAGCAAGATTCGCCGCCCTCATACGATCCCCAACAAAATCCTCCCGCGACCCATGATCCGCATCCAAAACAATCGCCGACCTAGACACGAAATTCCTCTTCTGCCGCCTACCCCCCGCAAGAATGCCAGCGAAAAACGCAGGAGCATCATATTTCTCGCATTTCGAGGGCGCCTCACACAGAGCAGCAAAATCGTTAAGGTTTACGTTAGTGGCACGCCACCCTGTGATGGAACGAACATTGCCCGCTACCATCACAGGGAAACGCACCCCGAAAACATCACTCACCGTACGACGGCTCCGCTATCTGATCCCGCAAAATCGCCTCCACGAGACCATTATCCACAATCTCACCCTCCGTACGGAATTTCACGCCCCGACGAAGAATGTACTGCCGATACTCCTCCACGCTTCGCGGTGACAGGTTTTTCGCTTCCAGCACCTGATAAAGACGCGTCTCAGTCGGAGGATTACTACTAAAATCGTCCACCATACGCGTCAGGTCCGGAACAAAAACATAGTCGATCATTTTCAACGCGTCGGGCAGCCAGAAATCAGCGGCCAGGCCGAAAGCTTTCCTCACCGCGGACGATGACACGCTCATCTGCTGTTCGAAAAGAGACAGAATAGCGGCCACACGCATAACATGATTCCCCATGCGATCAACGACCGCCTGCACTGCACGCTGGAAAGGCGACTCGCGGGCCGCCTCCCGGCCCCAGCCCCGCATTGTCTCCACCCAAACATTCCTCGCAGACTCGGTCACGGTCATAGTCATTGGCGTATTGACAGGCCAAAACTCAGTGGCACAAGTGACAGTACCACGGAATTCGTGCTGCATCATCCCCAACATTGCTGAAATGCGTTCGGAAGCATGCTCAACAAAACCATCACCACCATGCGCACTCAGATCATTGTTGGTGACCCATCCAAAAGACGAAGGATCGGACTGGCGGTCCTCCTCATCCAAGGCGAAAAGAATACGCGGGCCCCACCCCGTCTCAAACAGAGACTGCGGCATATTATCGACTACGTCGCCGAGAATCCCAGTGCCGCAGAAAGCAAGAGAATGAGGAACCCTCTCACTATCCGCACGCCTCACACCATCATCGCCGACACGCACAGACTCGACAGTCCTACCCGAGTAGACGTCAGTCAAGAACCCGATGAGCCCGCTACGATAACCCTCACCCTGCGACGCGGAGTACATGTTCTGCAGTTCGTCTACAAACATGATAGACGCCCCGCCCGGCCGCTGCGCCATCCGAAGATTCAAACCCTCAGCCGTCACATTAGACCCGAACAAAACATTCGCCATAAGAGACCGCTCGCACGGACTATTACCGATAGTATTCAACAAATCCTTACGATCAGCCTCAAACTCGGCAATACGGTTATTAATATCGTCCCGCTCTGTCCGATACTCGTCAATATCAATACGCCCGCCCCTCCTTTCCAAAGATTCCAAACGACGAAACAGCATGCGGAGCGCCAAGTCAACCTCCCGTACGGCCGCCAAACACTGAGACGAATCCCACCTGAACGCGCCCACGCAATCATCAAAAAAACTACGCACCAAAGACTGCGCCGTCGTCTTCCTCGACAAAGTAGACGCCCCCAGACAATGAGAGTACAAAGTCAACGGCACCATACTCTGCGCGTTCGCAGACAAATGAGTCCTCGCAGACAACGGGGCAGACACCATCGTCAGAAAAGTCGTCCACAGGAAACGAGGCGGCGTCTCCGGCGACCTGGACTGCAAATAGTCAACAACCCTGTCAGCGAACCAATCATAATGCACGCCCCCATCCGAGGACGCGAACTCGTAATCCGCAATCCTCTCAACACTCAATTGCTCTCCTCCCCCACGTCAACAAGAAAACTATTGAAAGCATCAAGAATCTCATCGCCATCGAAAGTATAGCCAACGTCAAACATAGGCCCCCAATAACGGTCCGTGTGCTCGAAAATCGTCGCCTTATAGCCGCGAACAGTATCCGCCTCAAAAATAAACCGGTGCCCAAGCGATGCCACAACAATGTGAATGCTGTTATTCCAGGCGCTCACTTCCAGGCCGAGCGAATCATTCCCGCCCTTACTGGCGTAATTCTTACACGCCTCCGTGACATACTTCAGAAACTCCCAGTCGAATAGCTTGATCATTTGCCCTCCCACAGTCTTATCCTGATTTCGTTGAAAAACTCCTGAAGCACCCATGTCCCTTTCCCTCTCTCTACCGTTGTGATTATTTCGTTCGTGCCACAGTTTCGAATGCTCGCCGAATACTCCTCCCCTACAATGTTGAGAGTGCATCCGTATTGTTTCCCGGTGACGTCCAAGTAGAGGACGGGCAGACCACTGCCCACAATGGCATCCTCCCCAGTGTCCAATAGGATGGATTCGCAACGCGGATCATTGAGCATCTCCGCCACGAATTCGATCACGACCGGCCGCAACTCGCCGTCAATCACGACTCTCACCCTCCCTCATGCCAGCCAGCTCTGCAAAACGATTCACAGCATTGACGATAGTGCCCCTATCAGCACCACTCTCGTCCAAGAGGACATGATTCGACAGCTGAATAACACGCACCCGCCATATCTCATCTTTCGTGATAACAATCCTGAAGACGGTCCTATCGTCAGGGTTCCTGGCCGTCGCTTTGAAGAGAACATCGAAAAGACGGGCGCCTTCATTGTTGCCACGCAAAGCAACAATTGAACACTGAGGCCACTGGGCGAAATCGCCAACACAACTAGCAAGGAAAGCAAACACCGCCTTATCAACAGCAGAGTCACTCATTGTCGGCCGCCTTACTACGATCCGCCGCGACAATCAAAGCACGACGCACAAACTCACCGACACTCTCCGGAGGAATCGCGGCGCTCTTCCGCTTAACGTGCCTTGCCCTCACTATGTCGCCGGCGACCACGATACGGCAAGTGCTGCCAATAGTGACGATGCCGCCATCGTAAATTCTGCGGGCAGGCACATGCACGTTGAACTCGTGACGGCGCCCGTCATCATTCCACTCACGAACCGCCTGAGCGACAACCGTCTCAAAAACTGTACCCATAGTAATGCTTCTCTCTTCCCAAATATTGTGACGGATACTACTATTTACCGTTGGATGGGCGTAGGGTTAAATGTCGAAGCCGACCACCTCCTCCACGGGCACGCCCACCAAATCACACAAATCAGCCAACCCGTCCCTGGCGTCAGACCGAGCACACTTCCACGTCGACGAACCCTTATCGCTGCCCCGCATTTCTTCCAGGCAAAGAATGAAAACGTCCGCCAAGCGACTACTTTCCTCTTTCCTCTCGTGACGCTTAACGCGTTTACGAATCCACCTGGCCGCAACGGCCGTATTCTCACTGACAGTGAGAGTTTTCTGCCACCAAGCATCTCCCGTCATCTCTTTCGCACTGAAATACCACGCTGTCGGCCTACCGTCATCAAACACGTACGTTTCAATAACACCGGCCTTAGTGTCCCAGATCATGACGGTAAAGCCGGCATCATCGTAATGACATGAAGTGGCGGGCGGCATATTTTCTCGAATAAACCCCATTTCGACATCCGGATCGGTCACCCCCTCAATGATGGGGCCATCATATTCAAACCATCGCATAATTTCCTCCTCCTTTCCCCTGGAACTACGGTAGTGTCAGACGATCACACTGTCAAGAATCTCCCGAACTCGACCACAGAACTCACCCCACGCCTCATCCGCGGCGTACGACCGGTCAAGAGAATCAAGCCTGCCAAGAGCAAACTCGACACCACTCTTACCCGCGCCCACAGAAATCTGCCCAATAATCTCACCACTGAAATAGGCGACAGTCAAAGAATCCCCCACCATTGCAAGAGTAATACCACAAGCGCCCGCCACCGAAGCGAGACCATCCATGGCCGAGGCGCCTACAACAAGACGGTCGAACATTTCCTGCGTCTTGCCCGCAAGATTCTCAGTACAGGTCACACCAATATTGGCCTCCCACCTAAGAGTCTCAATATTGTCCACGGTCAGCGCGGCCTCACCGGAAATGAACGTCATCTCACCCATCGGCTTCGTGTAAATGTGAAACCGCGTTGAATGTGTGAGCGGCCTCGCCGGCCTCCACTGAACAGCAGCCTCAACGGGGGTGCGGGAATCCATAACAACAGGATCGTGAGTGATGTCGTCCACAAAGTGGTCCCAGATGGGGCGCTTCGACGCATCCTCCCCAGTGAACGGGTCAATGTCCAGCTCGGCGCCGCTTCGCCTCATAGCGACCATCATGGTGCCAATCGGCGCCCCGCCAGACGACACTGTCAGGGTCGAAAACTCATCCTCGTCAACATAGAGACCGTGCTCGTCAGCCAGGATGAGAATGCGGTCATAAATCTTCGCCATGCCCACCATGGAAGCCAGCCCCTCACTAGCGGAACGACGGTCATCCGGAAATTCGGGAAGATAGGCGGCCGCAAGGCGATCGGACAGAAGAATGTCCTCCCCGTCCATTATCTGCGTTGTGCCGTCCAACCAAATACCCCGCGACCAATTCGTGACGTCAATGGTGAAAAGCGCGTCGTAAAACATGACATCCTCTTCCTCTAGTGCTTGTGTCGTCAGAATTGCGGGAGGGGGGTTACCGTACTCCCAGCGTCCCCCACAGGGCCCAAATAGCCGCCACGAAACCGAGCGTCCCCACAACGGCGAGACATGATGCGGTCAGGTAGATGACGGCGGCCAGGATGATTTCGCTGCCCCTTTTCAAAGGGCGGCGGGTAGCGGCGTTCGTGTTGCGGGGCGCTGAGTGCCTCATGGTCATGATGTCTTCTCTTTCTCCGTGGTGGTCTTGGTTGTGCTGTGGACCATCTGCCCTGTCGGACTGCTGTCCTGCCTTCCGATGGCTTTAACTCTAGGGGCCCGTCGCCCCGCCGTCCACCCCACCCGGGTGAGACGTCCATCACACTCTGAGGTGTTGGTTCCCGACACATCAGCCCACCACACCAGAACACCACGAAAGGCGGACGGCAGTGGACTACACATAGTCGCATCCTCCGCCCGTGCAAGCACGAAACAGAGAACGCAATACCAGTCCAGCAGAAAAAACGCCCCGAGCCTCAAAGAACGAACACCCCAACTCACACATACCGACCCACCCCCACCGACCTTTCACGCCGGGTAGATAGGTTGGCATGTCGCCGCTATCCTCTACCGCACCGTCTCATATGAGGTCAATGTCGTTCTCCTCCAACACGCCCCCAACCTCCTCAACATTATCCACATTCACGCCAGCAACACTAATGTCGCACTCGAACTCACCGTCACCGTTCTCAACGATTTCGAGCTCAAGCGAGACACGGCTCAACCCAAAAACGATTTCCCTCCCCAATAGTGCAACGGGGCGCACATCCACATATCCGACAGTACGAAGAACGTCGAGGGCACGGAACATCAGGTCGGCGCCGCGCCCGACAGCGGCGAGCAGTGCCGTCAAATGCTCGGGCGTTCCCCTTTTATCGGCGACGCTTATCGTGTAGTTCGTGCCGTCCATGTGCTCGATCATAATTGCGAACCGGGCCGGGGAATCGGCCGACGAATCCGCGGCCCGGCGCACGTCCATGTGTCGGACGAGCCTTGCCTCGTCCAGCATGTTGCCCATTTGTGCCCGTCCTCTCTCTCTTCGCGTGCCAGCCCTCACTGGCATGGTGTGTCCACTGTAGAAGGGCGGGGGAGGGTGCTGTCAACCCCCAGCGTACGTGACTCATATCTCAGTGGACTCCGGGAACGCCCGCAGTGCTTACGCCACTGCCCCGTCCGTGTCATCCCATGAGCATGGATATATCAACCCTTCTGTACGTCTCACCCGCCTCCGTGCCTGAAACCATGACGGCCCTCACGCTCCGCTACGTCGAAGATCGCGAGGAAGTCGCCGACCGATACTTGCGCGCAACGCTGCGATCCTTCATGTTCGACCTCTACCCCCACGAAGCGTTCGAGCTGATCCGCACCTTCGCCACCGAGACCACGGACGACATCCAAGACCTCGAGGGTGAGAAGGTGGCGAGCCGGATCAACGTCGCGCTGCGGCGGCTGATCGACCGCGCCGAGGCCGATGAAGCCTTCATGGCCGAGCTGACCGAGTTGGCCTACTGAGCCGTCCGTCCCACCCGCACAATGCGACAGAGCCCCCCCCGGGGGGGGTCTTGCGTTAGCCAAGCCCCAAGGAGCATTCTTATATCAACAGAACAACCCAACCGACCGGGAAGGAAAGAGAGAATGAGCACCGCCATCTACCGCACTGAGGACCCCGCCCTCGAGACCATCGAGTTCGGTACCGTCTACCATGTTCACGACTCGCGCACCGGCGCCTCGTGGGTCCTCTACGAGAGCGACGATTGCGGTGTCAGCTCCATTGAGCCGCTGGACGTCCCTGATGGATGGGACGACGCCTACGAGTATGCGACGGTTGACACGCGCATTTGGTCTCGCATCGCCGATCTCGCCAGCGACGCCTTCCTGGCCAGCGCCGACCTCGAGGTCACTATCGTTCCCGTCCTCGAAGAGGGGGCGGACCCCAGGTCGCGCGCTCTGCTGTACCGCTTCGTTTGGCTCTTCTGACACAACTGGTCTGAGGACGACGGGGCCCTACCTTCGACGAGGGTGGGGCCCCGTCGTCGTGGTGTGTCCACTGTAGAAGGGCGGTGTGTGATGGGGGGCGAGCGGTGCCGGTCCTGCACACCAATCTCTCACAGTTTCCGTTAACCTTCCGTTCATCTCGTTAACCTTTCGTTTACTTTCTACGCATGTGGGTTGTTTGCTAGCAACCTGGGTTCTAGGGTAAAAACACCCGTTTGTGTTACTACAATGTTGGTGCGTGTCGTCACACTTTCTGTCCTTGTAGCAAGAGATTGTGTCAGTGGCTTCCGCGTGATTGCAACGTTTAGTCCTTGTTTGCTGTTGCTTGTTGGCAGTGTTTGTTGTGGTGACTTTGGTCCCGTATGCTACACTCGAGTAGACGAATCGTCGAAGACGATCTGCGGCGCAGCCGCTGAGGAGCCCTAGCGACGCAAGCGAGCGTCAGCGCCGCAGGGTGTTTTCGAAGAGCTCGCCACTGTGTTGGGCCCAACCTATACTCTTAAAAGAGTACTAGAATTAGACACTGTCTACCTGTGTTAGACACTGTCTAATTAGGAAACATGTGTTATGACGTAATTGAGAGTGCACAGTGTTCAAAGAAGAATACTGTGATCGTTAACAACGAACAGTGTGTGGTGTGAACAACAATACCGTCATGGTGGTACGCAACAAACATTGCGCATGCAAAAACACGCACACACCCACCAAGTAAACAAACCCAAAACACAAAGGCGCGTGTTGTGCTACGTGCGTGCTCGCAAAGCTGCGCGCGCACTACACAACACACGCCAACCCACAAACAAAGAAAAACGAGAAGAGAAAAGACAAAGACAGGAACAAGAGAGTAGCGTTAGACGGTGGAGGCGCTCGTCTCGCTGACGCTGCGACGCGCCACCACCTAACACAAACAAGAAAGACAAAGAGAAGAGAAAAGAACAAAAAGGAGGAAACACGATGAGCAGAACAAGCACACGCGAACACAAACAATTCAGAAAACAAGTACTCGCCCGAGCACAACAAATGGGCATCACACACTGCCCAGCATGCGGAACCAAACTCCAATACAACAACAACGGACAACGCAAACCCAACTCAGCTGAAGCAGACCACATAATCCCAGCCTCACTAGGCGGAACCAACCACCCAGACAACGGCAGAGTCCTCTGCGCCAAATGCAACAGCAGACGAGGCAACGGACGAGGAGGCAAAGGAAGAGCACGCCACTACCAGAAAAACGAGAACGAAAGAGACAGACTCCCTATCGCTGTCATGCCAACACAACACAGTGACACATGGTAACCCCCCCGCCATTCCACACCAACAAGAAAAGCGGACAGTAAAGAAAAACAGTGGAGGAGAAAAGAAGA